TTATCAATATCTTGTTGTGTCATATATATTATATATAAAGGTTTTCATATAGTTCTAAATATCTAAACCTATTATAGATATATAAATAAAAATATTTTAATATGAGTAATGATGCTTATAAAAAATGGCACCGCCCAAATACATCTGACAATGCAAAAACAAAACAAGGATATTATAGAATAAAAAATAATGCAAAATATATAGGTGACCCAAACCTTATTATTTATAGAAGTTCATGGGAATTTGCATTTATGAAATGGTGTGATGCTTCTCCTTCTGTTTTAAAATGGTCTTCAGAGCCAATAAAGATCCCGTATTATGATAGAGTTACTAAATTACAAGAATGTAAAAAACAGGGCCTTGATCCAAATAACCCCAGAAATTGGATTATAAAGAATTATAATACGGATTTTTGGGTTGAAGTAGATAAGGGTACTGAAAAAACAGAAAAATGGTTTATAGAAGTAAAACCTAAATATAAATTAAAGAAACCAATACCTCCAAAACAAAATTCTACTTTAAAAGAACAAAAAAGATTTAATATGTTAGCTAAAGAGTATCTTATTAATGAAGCTAAATTTGCTGCATTAAATGAATGGGCTACTAAATATGGAGCTAAATTTTATATTTTTACAGAAGACATAATGACTAAATTAGGAATATTAGGGGGTAGGTTTGATTACAATAAAGAAAATAATAGATATCAAAAATAATGAATATATTTAAGCCAAAATCTAACAAAGAAATATGGGTTAAACTTGATGGTTTAAGTCCTGAACATATATTATTTATGTCATCTAAAATTGGTTTTATAGACGGGGTTAAATCAGCTCTTAAAAACTATTCATATTTACAAAAAGAATTAGATAGTGCATTATGTAAAATTTCTTGGAATGGTAATAAAGAAATTATTAAAATATTAGTAGATGCAGGAGCTAATATTAATTGTAAAAATGGATTTATGATAAGAATAAATAGTGAAAAAGGGAAACTTAATATTGTAAATTTTTTAATAGATAATGGTGCTGATATAACAAAAATAAGATTAGAACAATTATATGATTATGAAACTATAAAATTTTTTATAGATAAAGGAGCTGATGTGCATATTCTTAATGATGCTCCTTTAAGATTTAATAGTGAAGAAGGTCTTACAGATATTGTTAAATTATTATTAGATTATGGGGCTGATGTTCATGCTAATAATGAAGAATCAATACAATCAGCAGTTTCAGGTGGATATACTGAAACTGTAAAAGTACTATTAGATGCAGGAGCTAAACCTGGTATTAAAGATAAAGCGATCGAAAATGCTGTTAAACATGGTTATATTGAAATTTTAAAAATGTTATTAGATGCAGGATTTCCAATTCCACCTAATTATAAAATTAATACTAAAAGTATTAGAATTGAAAGTTTATTAAAAAATGCTAGAGAAAAAAGAAAAAATGTTAATGAAGGTATTAATGATATTTTAAAACCAAAGAGCAAAGAAGAAATAATAGAAATTAAAAAATCATATGTAGACGATTTGCTTATTGATACTAAAAAATCGCTTGATGAATATGGTTATGGTCTTCAAGAATTTACAGTGAATGAAAAATATGATAAAGTTATAATAATTGTGACACCTGATGCTGCTGATTTTGATCCTGAAAGTGAAATATTTAATGAACATAATATTGATGGATGTTTTATTATAGAATTTAAAATTGTTATTGATTTATATGGTGACGGAGTAATGGTAGATATAGACTCATGGATAAGTGTGACACATACAGATATTGATAATTGGTCTTATGAACAATATAATGTAAACCATCATAATTTGGAAATAGGGGGGTATATTGAAGAAATTGGAGACAAATTATTTGGTGACAGATATAGCACTAGAGAGTTTGTTTCAAATGCAGAAGAATATGTAGAATCAAATGTTAATGAATCTATTTTAACTCCAAAAAGTGATCAAGAAATAGATAGAGATTTAGAAAAAGTTTATGGCGAATTATCGTCTAAATTATGGGCACGAGATTATTTTGATGATTATTTGCTTGCTTATATATATGTAAAAAAAATATCTGGATTTATAAAAAAACAAATTCAATATGGTGATGATATAGATGAAGTTTTTAATAAAATAACATGTTCATTTGTAAATGAAAACATAAATAATTTCTTAAAACCTAAAACAAAAGCTGATATTAATAAATTTATATTAAATTAGCAAAGAAATATTTGATAAAATAACTAATGAATTATTAACATATAGAATATTTAATGATATAATTGAAACTAGAAAATATGTTGCATCACAAAAATTAATGATTAAATATTTAATCAAGGATAAAATAACAAGTGATATATTTGATTTTGATGGTCATTTGTATCCTAAAAATAATTAATAAAAATGAAAGCAAAATTTATAATAGAAAATAAAATACCTAATGAAATTGAAAAAAATTGGGAAGATAAGAATCAACAACAACTTGATGTTGATGATGGAAAATATGACCAACTTTGTATATGGCCAGCAACTGAAATTGGAGATCACCCAATTGAGGAATTTATTAATTTTATGAAAAATGAATTAGGTGCCAGAATTAAATTTGAACAAGAAGTGGTTACATTACCAGATAATACTGGACCTGGTGGAAGACATGATTTATTTTTTTATGTTCATACAGATGATATAGTTAAATTTGCTTTAGATAGAATACCTTATGGAATTAGATGGTGGGAAGATGTAATACAAAATAATAGTCACAAACTTTATCCCCAAGAAATTTTAGACAAATATAAAGCTACTTGGTAATGAAAGCAAAATTTATAAGTGAAATTATAGATATTTTAAGACCTAAATCTGAAGATGAAATATTAGATAATATTAAAAATTTAAGTCCTAACATGATATTAATTAAATCAGCAAAATATGGTTTTACAAAAGGAGTTAAATTAGCTTTAGAAAAAGGCGCTGATGTTCATATTGATGATGATTATGCTTTAATGTATGCTTCTAGCAATGGTAATACTAAAATTATAAAGGTTTTACTTGATGCTGGGGCTGATGTGCATGCTAATAATGATTATGCTTTAAGATGGGCTTCTAACAATGGTCATACTAAAATTATAAAGGTTTTACTTGATGCTGGGGCTGATGTGCATGCTAATAATGATTATGCTTTAAGATATGCTTCTAATAATGGTAATACTGAAATTGTAAAGGTTTTATTTGATGCTGGGGCTGATGTACATGCTAATAATAATGAAGCTTTAAGATGTGCTTCTGAAAGGGGTTATGCTGAAGTTGTAAAGATTTTGCTTGATGCTGGGGCTGATGTGCATGCTAGTTATGATTATGTTTTAAGAGAGGCTTCTAGATATGGTCATACTGACGTTGTAAAAGTTTTGCTTGACGCTGGGGCTAATGTGTATGCTAATGATGATCATGCTTTAAGATGGGCTGTTAGAAATGGTCATACTGACGTTGTAAAAGTTTTGCTTGACGCTGGGGCTAATGTGCATGCTAATGATGATGCTGCTTTAAGATGGGCTTCTGAAAATGGTCGTGTTGAGATTGTAAAGGTCTTGCTTGATGCTGGGGCTGATTTGCATGCTAATAATAATGAAGCTTTAAGATGGGCTTCTGAAAATGGTCATACTGAAGTTGTAAAGATATTAAAAAAATATTCAAAATAATTTTTGGTGTCAATAAAAAATAATATATTTGCTAAATGATAAACGAAATACATAATTTTTGCAAAGTAAGAGACGATAACAGAAAATCGTATTCCAATAGAGCTAAATTTTTAGTTGACTTACTTACTCGTCTTGGTATCGAACATAAAATTGTACGAACAAAGAGCGAACACTTCCAAAAATATTTTTATAATATTTATTGTTTTGGCACATCAGATAAGTTTTTATCTGCTCATCATGATGTTGTAAACTTACAATCTGATAATGCAAATGATAATAGTGCATCTGTTATTAATTGTATTGCTTATAAAATAAAAAATCCTGCTATTAATTTACTTATTTTAGATGGTGAAGAACCACCTTATATGGGTGCAGGGTCTAAATATGCTTCTTTATATTTAAAAAAGAATAATATTTCAGTAAAATGGATATTAAATCTTGAGCTTACTGGATTAGGAAATAACTTTTTTATTGATAATATTCCAACTAGATTTTCTGCTTGCATTCAGGATAATTTTCCTAATGCAATTGTTACTTCTACACCATTTAATGATGCAATGATTTTTAGAGAATATGGATTCGAATCAAATGTTTTGACAATGTTAAATGTTGATGAAAAGGGAAAAGGTGATTACACCCATATGTATCATATGCATACAGTAAAAGATAGTTTATCAACTATATCAACTCAAGATATGCAAGCTTTTGTTGATGGTCCCTTAGACCAAATAGTTAAATCAGCTACAAATACAGAAAAATATGATTTGCCTCCACCACCACCTCAACCAAGATTTTTTGGAACACAAAATGATCTAGCTACAAATCTAAATGAAATGGATATTAAAGAAGCATTAATTTTAGTTAATCAAAATGTTACAGATCCAACAGATGTTATAGAAGTTGCAAGATGTGTAGCTGATAATTGGGAAGAATTAGTTGGTGAACCACTTTATTTTATGGAATATTTAAGCGATTTACCAGATATTATATTTGATATTTTATATAAATTAAAGTTGATGAGTGAAATTAATGATTTTGCCCATGAATTTGTTGTTTATACCGAAAATAAAATAAATTAAAAATGTGTTAAGTCCAAAAGAAGAAAATAAATTTCTTAAAAATATTAATGATATAAATGATATTTCTTATTTAACTTTATTTGACAAATATCTTATACAAAATAAAAAGGGTTATAGTAAATTAACTGAGATAGAATCTACTGATCAAGAAAGTATTGTTACAACTCATAATGGTGGGTATCCAATACCTGGTATGATTTATACATTTATTTATGGAGAACCAGACCAAATACAAATAAGATTTGGCGCTAAAGAATTTATTGACGTGGCGCCAATTTTATTTTGTATTAATAATAAATTAGGGGGATATTCAGGAATTAATTTAAATATGCTTCCTAATAAAACTAGATTAGATTTTCTTGAATCTTTTTACCAAACATTCAAAGGTTTTTTTAAAGATGTCGAAGCACTTACACAAAATGAAAAAGTAGCTTTAAATAAACGATTTATTGAGTATGTAAAATCAGGTAAAGGTCAAGATATAATTCGATTATTTAATCGCAAAAATGGTGCTAACTTTAACTATGGATATCGTTCTTATAAAGTAGAGAAGGTTAGAAAACTAAGGATGATAGAATATAATGAATGGAATTATATACCATTCTATAATCCTATAAATGCTTTCCGAAAATTAGATCAACGACAAATTCATAAATTATATTATAATAGTTTATAATTTTTTAACATTTTTTTAACAAATGTTTTTTATTTCATTAAAAATGTATTATATTAGCATTATGAAAGAATTAACATCAGAAAATATAAAAAATATAATACATTATTAATTAAATTAGATTATTCTAATAATTGTAAAATTTTATTTATAAAAGAAAATGAAAATGAAAAAAATTAAAAACACTAAATTATTTGCAATTTGTCAAGTTATATTGTCATTATTATTGATAATATGTGGTATAGTTTTATTGTTTAATACATTAATATTGGCGCTTCAATTTGATGGAGTTCCTTATAAATGGACATTAGGAGGTAAAACTGTTTATGATCAAACTGTTGATGGTGGAGCATATTATCAAGTTAATGATACACTTAAGATAATGTTTGACGAAAATAAAAATTTTTCTAATTATCAATTATATGAATTAAATACTAATGATAATGAATGGAAAAAACTTCCGGATATTTTTATGTTTTCTAAACTTATAAATGAAAAAATAAAATTAATTAAATATTTAAGACTTAAATATAATGAACATATTAAAGAAATCAAAAAAAATCAAATAAAAATAAATAATTCTAATTTGTTTAATAAAAATATTTGATTATGCTATATTCAGAAGAAGATTTAAGGCAAGCTTTTTATAAAGGTAGAGAACAAGCTAAATTGCCTGATGAGAATGGAACTGTTATGTTTATAAGACCAACATTTAATGGTTATTTAAGAGAACTTAATGGTAATGAGGATCCTCATGAAAATTGGAAACTTAGAGTACAAAGCTTAATTGATGACAAAGATTATGATTTAGATAAATGGGCATCTATGGATATTTTAAGAAAATTACAGAAAAAAGAACTTAATAAATAATATTATGATAACTGGAGTTTTAAGGATTGATTATACAGAACCTAATCAAACTACATATAAAGGTATTAGGTGTAAAATTAATAAAAAAGTTAATTTTTTTAATACAGGAAATATAACTGTTGATTTTATTGATTATCTTAAGTGGTTAAGTGAATTTGATTTTGATTTAATTACTTATTCTTCATCTTGGGATCATTTTTTTATGGATGGAGAAGGATTTGAATTGCTTTATATAAATCACGAAACTGATAAAAATCACGTAACTTCTATTGATGATTATGATGGAATGGAAAAATCAATCGGATATCCAATTCCAGTTGGAAATAAAATTAAAACATTTGAAAATATTAAAGATTATTATAAATATCATAAATATATTTTGAATTTTAAAAATAAGAAATAATGTTAATATTTAAATCCGTTATATTTATTTAATGCCTTAATTATATTATCCCAATCATCATGCAAATTTCCAATTTGCCATCTATTGCCAATAATATTTTTTATTAAAATAGATTCTATTTTTTTAATATTTGGATATTCATAATCACATTCTTCATCATTTTTTAATAAAACAATCTCTTTATCTTTATTAATTCCCCATATACCAAATTTTGAATGATAGCTAAATTCAATATTATATGTTTCTAATATATCTTTGATATCTTTATTTGTTCCACTTGTTAATATATAAGTATTATTACCATGTGTTTCGGTAACAGCAAAAAATATAAAATTATTATTTGCTGATATTCCTAATTGAATGTATAATTTTTCTAACTCCTTTTGTATTTCTTTTTTAGATTTAGGAGATAAAATATCACTAAAATTTTCATTAATTTTTTTAGCTCTCATTTACATGTTTTTATTTATATATTATTAAAACTAAGTCTCTCCCAAACTATATAAATATATAAATAAAAATGTTAATTAAATGGCAGGATTTACACTAAGATCACTCGATAACAAATCTTCTGGATGGATAACAAGAATGCAACGAAATATTAGAATGCTTTCTTCATTAGGAATGAAATGGGATCATGAAATAGTACAACAATCAAAAGCAATAGGTATTGCAGAAGCCCAAATGGATTCCTTATATGGACTTTACTATCAACAGGGACAATATATAGGGTCTGATATAGGACAAAAAGAATTTATAGCATTTTATGATAAAGAATATCCTACTCGTAGAGATTTTTTACGTAAATTTGCAATGAATGGCGAAATCGAACATGTTCTTGAAGTTATAGCTGATGAAACAATTATTTATGATAATAATAATTATTTTGCATATCCAGCAACACAAGAATTAAAAGCAGTTATTAAACAAGAAAAAGCTAAAGAAATTATAGATAATTTAAATGAAGCTTATAAAAAAGTTTATTATGCATTCCAATTTAATAAGGGCCATGATGCATGGCATTATTTAAAAAAGTTTTTAATTGATGGATTTTTAGCATATGAAATTATTTATGATGGTGAAGGAGATAAAGATGCTAAAAATATTATTGGCTTTAAGGAATTAGATCCAGTTTCTTTAGAACCAGAAATTAGAAAAGATGATGATGGTAAAGAATATCGAGTTTGGTTTCAATATAGAGGAGATTCAGCAAGACAAAGAGAATTATTAGATTCGAATTTAATTTATATTTCATGGGCAAGGGGAAATTTTATCTCAAGATTATCATACGTAGAGCGATTAGTTCGTTCATTTAATATGTTAAGAACTCTTGAAAATTCAAGAATTATTTGGAATGTATGGAATGCTCAAATGAGAGTTAAAATTGTAGTTCCAATAGGTTCTCAATCAGAAGCAAAAGCAAGAACTAGACTTTCTGAGTTAAGAGGTATGTATAAAGAAGAACTTACAATTGATGATCAATCTGGAGAAGTTAATTATAATGGACAAGTTCAATTTCCTTTTGCAAAAACATTTGTTATCCCATCAAGAGAAGGACAACAAACTGATATTGATGGATTTCAACCTCAAGGATATGATTTATCTAATACTGAAGCTCTTAAATATTTTTGGTTACGTTTTGTTATTGAAACAAAGGTGCCAAGTTCAAGATTTGCAAATGAACCTAACAGTGGAGGTGGAGGTGGCTGGTCTTCTGGTGCAGAGGGTGTTGAAAGAGAAGAAATAAGATTTGAGAATTTTATTAATAGAATAAGATCTATCTTTCAGGAAATTATATTAAAACCAACATGGTTACAATTTGTAATTAATAATCCTGCTTTCCAGGAAGATGAATCTTTAAAGGGTGCTATTGGACTTAATTTTAATGAAGAGCATTTATTTACAGAGGCCAAGGAAAGAGAATTAGCTGAAAAAGCATCAAATACTATATCTACATTAATGAGTATTACTCAACCTACCATCAATCCTGATGGCAGTCCTGGTGATGAAAATTACTTTGATCCTAAATTCTTAGTTGAAAAGTTTATGAAGTTAAAAGAATCTGATACTAAATTAAATGAGAAATATAAAAAAGCTAGAAGAGAACAAATTCAACGACTTGCAAGAGCATATGCTCGTATAATGGCTGCAAGAGGAGAGGCTGGCGGTGCTGCTGGTGCTGATGCATTTGGCGGTGAACAAAGCAATGCGATGGGAGGATTTGGAGATATGGGAGCTGATACAGGTTTTGGAGATTTTGGAGGTGAAGCTGGTGAAGAAGGATTTGGAGATTTTGGCGGAGATGGTGGAAGTGGTGGATTTGATGAATTTGAAGGAGAAGGAATTGAAGATTTTGATGATCTTGATACAGGCGAAGAACCAGAAGAAGAAGAAGATGAAAAGGAATCTTTATAAATTATTTTCCACAATTATTAGTATTTAATTTTGCAAAACTATAACCTAATAAATATCCGCTTGGTATAGCAAATAACAAATTAAATGGATGATTAATTAAATCTGAAAGGCTTAAAATACATAATAATATACCTAATATTAGGTATATTATTTTTTTGTTATTTTTTTTCATATTTTTATTTTTGATGGTAATTGAGCAAATGTTCTAGTACTAAAATTATAAATAAATCTATAACTATTATTACCTAATATAAAAACATCACCGAATATATTAGTATATATTTTACATTCTTTGTTAACAATATCAGATACATTATCTAAAGATATAAATTTCATCCCAGGATTATATCTTCTTTTAATTTCTTCTTCTATTTCTAAAGAAAAAAAATAACCTAACCATTCTGACCAGTATGGTGGTTTATTATTATATGTCATTTACAAATATAATAAAAAATAATCTAAAAATAAAACTTTTAGTTACTTAATATATAAAATATAAAAATAAAAACTTTAAAATATGAAAGATCTTTGGAAAAAAATTAAAGAATGGTTTTTAGCGAAGGCTTTACCTTGGCTTAAAAAATCATGGATGCAAATAATTAATTTAATTATTGTAATGGGAGCTTATTCTGCATTAGATAATGCTAATTCATCTGCTACATGGTATGTTGGATTATGGGGATTTGTATTATTAGCTTATTACATTTTTTGGAAATTATTAGGTACAGAAAAAATGATTAAAAAATCAAAAACAAAAAAGAAATAATAAGAAAATGAGGCCCGTCATGAACATGACTAGTTGTCAGAATAGTATATAAGACGACGGTTCGAACCCGTCCAGCTCCACTAAGATTTTAAAATATGGGGTTGACTTGGATTTGATTATATAGGATAGTAGCAATGAGTAAGTCTCAGTAATCGCTAACTGGCGAAAATAAAACAGAAATGGCAATGGCTGCCTAATAGGTATTTATTGACAGGAGACTTGCCCACAGCCAAAGTGTGGGCTATTTTAATTTTTTTGAATATATAAAATAAAGTTTATAATGAGAGCAAAACAATTAAATGAAGGATTAGATGATATTTTAAAATCTAAAACTAAAGAAGAAATATAACAATCATTAGATGAAGTTATATCTAAAGTTAATGTTTATTTTTTTACTATTAAGGATTTAAAGGAATTAATAAAAGATTTACCTGATGGATTACCTATAGGATGTAGTGGTCATTTTGGAGAATTTATACCAATGGATAGTGGAGATTTTTGGTTATCAACATCTAATCCTGTTCCTAGAAATAAAGGATGGAGATCTAAAATAGATATAAACATGCCTATATTTAATATAGATGGTGTTGATTTAGGGCCATCTCCTGATTAAAATATATACATCTCAGATTAAAAAAATTATTAAAGATATATAAAATAAAATAGATTATAATATGAAAGTAGGAACCTTTAATATTCAAGACTACATTGGAAAACTTTATGAAAATGTAGATGAAAACGATTTAAATTCCCAATTAAATGAAGAAGACGGTAAGATGCCTGATACTGAAGGTATGATTATACCAGAAGATTCTAAAAAAGCATATGATTGGCTTAAAAAAGAATTTCAAAAGGGTAAAACAGAAGTTAAAGTTGAAGTATCATATCATGACTTTAAACCTGGATATAATTTAAGTACTGATGTAAAAACCATCAATAATTTTGAACCTGGTATGTATGGTAAAGTTAAAACTGGGCAAACTGAAGGTGGAACTGCTGCAAAAACTGTTGCATTTCCTGAAACAAAATTTCCTGGAAGTGATGGAAAAGCTGAAAAAAATGAATCTTCAGAATCAGATGGATTAGGTGGAGAATCTAAACCTAAAGGTGGAGTTAAAGTTGAAGCAAAAACAACACAAAAACCAAAAGAAGAAGTAAAAGCAGAAGAAAAAGTAGAAACAACAAATAAAAAAGATGAGGACGATAAATAATAATAATAATATGTTACGCGATAATTCTTTAGAAGAAAGATTAAATGCTATTAAACAAGGTGAGGAAATTCCTGTGCCATCAACTAATAAACAAAACCCGATAATACAAAAACCTAAAGAAATACCTAAACCTACATATATTGTAAAATATTCTTATATATTAGAAAGTCTAATATCTTCATTGTTTTATGGTTTCGCTATCAAAACAATATTTGGATTAGACTGGACTATGTTTGGAGCATTCACAGTTGGTTTTTTATTTAATCATGCTATATCTATATTTCCGAAATACTTATTCCCAAAATATTTTAATAAATAATTTTATTTTTCTAAAACTTTAATGTTTTAATACATAAAATTATTAAATAAAAAAATATGGTGAAAAGAGGAAAATTAATAGTTCTTGAAGCTTGCGATGGTGGAGGTAAATCTACTCAAGTAAAAATAATAAAAAATTATTTAAAAAATAATAAAAAATTATCATGCCAAACTTGTCATTTTCCTGCGTATAAACACAATCAATTTTCTGATATTATAGCAAAATTTTTAAGAGGGGAATTTGGGTCAATTAATGAGGTTGATCCATTATTCGTTGCTAATATATATGCTATGGATAGATTTAGATTTTCGCCTGAATTAGATAAATATTTAAATGAGTACGATGTAGTTTTGTTAGATAGATATGTTTATTCTAATATAGCTTATCAATGTGCAAAATTAAATACAGAAGAAGAAATTAAGCAATTAAAAGAATGGATTTTAAAATTTGAATTTGAATTTTTAAAATTACATTATCCAGATTTAAATCTTTTTTTAGATGTCCCAATTGAAATTACAAAAACTCGATTACAACAACGGCTTAAAGAAGATAGAGAATATTTAAATGGTAAACAAGATATTCATGAAGCTGATATAGAATTTCAATCTAAAGTTCGTGATAATTATTTGTCTACTATGAAAAACGCGCCTAATTGTAGAATTATTACATGCGCTATTCAAGAAAATAATAATTTAAATATATTAAAACCTGAAGAATTATTTTTAACATATAAAAAATATTTAGATTATGTAATATTTAATATTCCAATATAAATGAAAGATAAAACAATAATTCTTTTTTCAGAAATGTTTGAAGGAAAGGAATTTAAAAAAATTTACAAATTATCAAAACCTAGGTCACCAAAGTTCATAGAATTTATTACAGATGATGACGATGAATGGCTTATTGATATTATAGAATATAAAAGAAAAACGGGGGTTGTAATAAAACATGTCATTATATTACAAAAGGACCTTCAAAAAAATTTAGACATATTTAAAAAAGATGGTTTCGTAGAAATTTAACATAAAATTAACCTTTTTAAAAAAAATTAACAATGTTAACATATTATATTAAAACCAAGTCATTTTTTAAATTATTGATATATAAAAATAAAATCATTATTAACTAAAATTAAAATTAAAATTAAATAAATCATTTTTATGAAAAAAGACGCGAAAATTGAAACAACTCCAGGACTTGATGCAAATCAACAAGTAGAAACTAATGCTTATGTTCCTACATATAAAGTTAAACCTGAATTTAAAGAAGCTATTGTTAAGGCAATTGGGCAACAACCCTTTAATCAAACAGCAGGAATTATAAATGCTATTAATGTAGAAGTTATTGATCATAATACTTTAACTCAACTTATTAATGTTATTGGTAATTTTCCTTATATTCAAGTAGCACATTTGCTTACAAATGTTAATACTTATGTAGAACAAATAATTGAAGAGTAAAATCTTTAATTTTTTAATGAAATAGTAAAGTTGGGGAAAATCCCCAACTTTTTTCTAAAATAATTATTGGAATAAAATTATATGAATAAAAACGAATCAATCCAATTATTAGCTTTAAGATTTATTGACAATAAATCTGATTTAAATTTTAAACATTTAGTTGAAAGATTAAAACCAGGTTTATTATTATTTACAAATAAATTTATAAGTGATAAAGATCTTTGTCAAGAAGTTGTTTCCCAAACATTTATTAGTATCTGGGAAAAAATTGAACAATATAAAGTAGAATTCCATTTTTCAACATGGGCTTATGCAATTGCAAGAAATGAAGCTCTTGGTCAATTAAGAATTCTTAAAAGAAATTTATCACATGAACAATTAACTGAAAATCATTCTAAAATTCTAAAATTATATTCTAATCCTGTTCATTTAGATCTTGAATGTATTGGGCCAAGCGGAGCAGAACTTACTGAGTATTTACATAATCTTACTATTAAAGAAATTGGTCTTTTAAACGAACCTTATAAAACTGTAATGTTAGAAAGAGAAGTTGAAAAAAAGCAATTACATGATATAGCAGAAGTTTTAAATTGGAATTTAAATACAGTTAAAACAAGATTAAGAAAAGCTAGACAAGATGTAGCAGATAATTTATCAAAAAAATATCCTGAACTAATAGAAGCATATAATGAAACAAAATAAAAATATATTTAATCCAAAAACTTGGAATATTTGGATGGTTATACAAGATATTAAAAATTACAGAGCTTGGGTAACAGTTATAAAAAAAGAAAAATCAAATCCTAAATCTTTGTGGCATAAATTTAATATGAAACATAATATTTTTTATATTATTTATTTTATGTTAACATTACCAGAAGAAGATAAAGCATTACCAGATAATGTAAAAAGAATGAGAGTAGTTGAATCATTGGCTCCTATTCATCGTTATATAGATGAAGATTTACAATTTGCAGAATATATTGTTCCAGAATTTAATCAATTTTATGATGAAGATGATAATCCAACATTAACATATGGAATTATATATAGATTTGCATTTAAAAAATTATCTCTTAAATGGTTTATTTATCGTACTATATTTTGGGGTGGATTAACTTTTGTACTTATAAAATATCCAATCATAAGCTTTTTAATAGAACAATTTAATTGGTTAATATCTTTAATTTAATGGATTTCTTTTTTAAAAAAGTAAAATGGTTAGGAGATTATTATGGTAATCCTACAGCATATTATCCTCTAAAAACTCCTGGTGTTACTACTATATTAAGTACTATTCCTGATCCAGATTATGAAAGTTTTGTTAAAGACGTTGGAGAAGAAAAAGCAAAAGTAATAACACAAGGAGCATGGGATAGAGGAACTGCATTACATACTTTTCTTGAACATTTTATAATAGAGTTAGCAAAATCTAAAGACCCTTCTAAAGCATTACAATACACTCAGGTAACATCAAATAAATTATTAAAGGATCAAAACATCCCATCAGATAAAATTGATAAGGGCAGAGATTTATTTTTCAATTTTTATTATTCAGATTATGCCAACACTTATATTGATTTAATAGGAACAGAGCTAAATCTTTATTCGCCTTCTTTATTTTATAGAGGAAAGGCAGATGTATTTTTTAAAGAATCTTATTTTGGACGAGTCATAACTGATTTTAAAACATCTAGTAAACCAGTAGAAAAAGGAACTGTTAAAGAACGAAAATATAAATTACAATTAGGAGCTTATGCGTTAGCAGCTGAACATATGTTTAAAAATCAAAATGTTAATATAAATAAGGCATCTATTTTAGTAATACAGACTAATTCTACTTTAATTCAAGAAATTTGTTGTATTGATGAGGATCTTAAGAATCAAAAAAATGAATTTTCTAAATTAGTAAAACAATGGCATATAGATAACAACCAAGATTTTTTATTTAATTAAAATGAATATTGAAAAAGTATATGAATATTTAAATAATAATTATAATATTAAATTAGCATCAGGAGCTTCTGTTTCACATTGGAATGAAATAAAACAATCAACGATGTTTTATGATTTTGATTTATATTATTTTCCAAAAATAAAAAATTTAGATATTTTTTTAAAAAGTCAGAATATTGATAAAATATATTTAGAGAGTATATTTTATAATGATACAAACGGAAGTAAAAGATTTAAAAAATCTGGATATTTAATTAATATGGTTTTAATATCAACAAATGTAAGAGTTCAATTATGTAATATTTATTCAAATGAATAAAGATAAAATAATAAATTTTTTAATATGTAAAGGTATTGATGTTGTATCTGTAACTGCACCTATTTTTATAATAAATTATATTAAAAATAGACAAGTTTATAATGAATATCATAGTTGTAAAACATATGTTTTTCCAAATTTAAATGCATTTGTATATTATATAACAAAAACTAATAATATTAAAAAAATATACATATATGATGTAAGTAATGAAAGTCATGGTATTCTAATTAAAATGGAAACAATATCAATAAATATAAGAATTAAATTAAAAACTCTTATAAGTCATGAATAAAAAAGATATAGAGGAATGTCTAAATAAAAGATTTCATGTTAAAAAACTATTATTTCCAACATTTCGCATTAATAAAACATCGTATGGAGTTTCAACATATACTTTTTCAAATATAAAATTGTTATCTAAATATTTTAGTAACACAAAGTTAAATTATTGTTATCTATATAATATTGATATAATGACTGTAAAAAATGGATATTTAAATGATAATTTTTGTATTCGTATGGCTCTATTTCAATTTAATAAAAGAACTAGTTTAAAAAATTTAAAAAATAAATCAAAACCTAAACAAAAAATATTCATATAATCATATAAAAATAAAATAATAATATGTCAAAAGAAGTTAAATTAGAAGTTAATAATAACGATGAGTTAAATGAAAAATTAAATGAATTAACGAAAGACGCATCGATTAATAAACCATCTGAAGAAGAAGTTGAACAAGCTAAAGTAGAATTTGATGAAGCTGTTGAAAAATGGGGTAAAACTATTTATAATATTGGTACACCTGAACAAGCTGAAGAATTTTGGGGTTACATTGATCATTTTATTGAAAAAAGAGTTTTTTGGCAAAAAGAAGCTTGGATGGGAGTAATTAAAATGAAAGAAGAACTTGATGCGTCGGCTATTTTATTTAGAACTAATAAAGAATCTTTTCAATTAAGTTATCAAGCTCTTGAATTTGCAGTATTTTCTTTACAAAATTTAGGAGGTTTTGGTCTTCAATCAGCGTTAGATTTCGAATCAGAAAGTGAATTATATATAAAAGTTTTATCTGCAATGGGTGAAGAACTTGAAACATCTAGAAAAAACTTAAAAGATATTGAATTCTTACAACAAAAATGGGGAGCAATGTCTCAGGGTTTTTATCTTGAAGTTGATGATACATTAGAAGAAAAGGAAGCTGAGGAAGAATTACCTCCAGGTGTTGAAGAAGATAATAAAAAAGAAGATTAATTAATTTAATTAAATCACTAAAGAATAAATTCTTTAGTGATTTTAAGGAATATATAGAATAAAAATTCATGGAAAAATTTTTGAAAAAAAATATTAGATATATTTCATTATTATTATTATTTTTATTGTGCATTAAAACGTTTCAAAGTTGTACTAGAAAAATGACAATTAATAATAATGAAAAAAAATATAAAACTGAAATTGATTCAGTAGTTAAATCTAAAGATAATACTATTTTTGTAAAAAATAATGAAAGTGATTCACTTAAAAACGAAATAACAACAAGAGATTTTCTTATTAAAGATTTAACTAATGAATTAAAAATTGCTGGTGTTAAAGTTAACGCAGCTGAGCGTAGAGCAAACGCTGTTCAACAAACAGCAGAAAAAGTAAAAACTAATACAACTATTCAAGTCAGAGGAGTTGAACGTGATACTGTAAAAATTTTAGTAAAAGATACATTAAATAAAGAAAATAAAATAGATGAAAAAATTAAATATTAAAAATAGAGGTCTTTATTGGGCTCTTATAGGAACATTTGCTACATTATATTTAGCTGTTGCATTTGTATCTACTCTTCATGCTGTTACATTTTTTAAATTAGCAAATACTTTAGGTTTAGCTATTTTATTAGGTGGAGCTTATGAAATTGGTCAAGCAGCTGTTTTATTTTCTATTCTTATGACAGAAAATAAAAATAGAATGTTAGCTTGGGGAATGATGTTTTTATTAACAGCATTACAAATTACAGCAAATGTTTATGCATCATTTAAATTTATAGATGGAAGTGCTTCTATGGATTGGACATATTGGCAACGATCTATATTGTTTGCTGTAAAAGACCAATCACCTGAAGATTACAAAATTATTATATCATGGATTTCAGGTGCTTTATTACCAATAGTAGCATTAGGAATGACAGCATTAGTTGCAGATAATATAAGATTAGCTAGAGGTGAAACATTTGATGAACCTGAAGAACTTGATGAATCTGAAGATCCAATAGAAGAATCAGAACATATAATTATTGAAAAACATAGTGAAAAAATTATAGAACCTATAGAACATAATAATATTGTAATACCTATTAAAAAGGATTCTAAAATAACACCGATAAATAAAATTAGAGGTTGGCATTTTATGAAAGAATTTGTAGATGAAAATCATAATGTATTTGAACGAGGTAAATTTGTTAAAAATGATCCAAACAAAATCCCGTCAAAAAAAGATTAGGAACAGGTAAAAAGAAAAGGCTTCCTGTTCCTAAAAAATCAGCCAAAGAAGTTATTGAAGAAATTCGGAAACCATCAAAGGGTGATGAATTGATAGAGAGGATTAAGGAGAATGAAAATCATACAAACATAGATACTAATATCAAATTACCAAATGTATCTCCAGTATCCTCAGATGAACCTGACGAACAATCTAATGATGACTTTGCTAGTGTAATAAGAGATGGTGTAGAAGTTGTAGATGTTAGGATAATACCAAAGGATGAAATTAATAAAAAACAAACAGTAGATAAGTTTGGAATTCCTGATAGCGGAAGAAGAAATTGGGATAAAATTTAATAACATAGTTAATATATAAAAACATGATAGAAAAAAACCAAAAATTTAAAAAAGAATTTGAACCTCAATCAAAAGGAATAAACAAAAATTATTGTTTGTGTTGGAAAAATTGTAAACATTTTATTCCAGAAAACGAAAAAGAAAATTGTCCTATTGCTCAATCATTACTCAAATTTGATAAAAAATATGGAGTAACTACACCAGTATGGAAATGCGAAACATATGAAGAATAAAAAAGATATTTTATAATTTTTTATTTACACATATTACATTATATTTTTTAAATATATAAAAAAAGCATACATACTTTGTGTATGCTTTTATAAAATAATTTAAAAAATATGTCAACTACTACAGATGTTTTTTCAAATCCATCAAATGATTATGTATATCCAGGCTTAGCACCATGTACTAATGTTTCTGATGATCAATATTTAAAATGGACTGATGAAGGTTTATCTATAATAAAAGGTACTGAAGAAATTTCAACTATATTGTTTAATGATTTAAAGATTCCTATATCAGCTTATAATAAACAACAAATTATTCTTAATTCTGGTGAAGTTACATTTATTCAAGGTTTAACAAAAGGTTTATGTAATAGAACTCAAGGATTTAGTTTTCCTTCCTTAACATCTACAGATCAAGATTTAAATCAATATTTTATGCAAATTGATTTATCAGTTAATTATTATAAAAATTTTACATATACTTATACTAATGTAGAAGCTTCTGCAAATTATGTAGGAAATTTAAGTGTTGCAGATTCTCTTAATTTTGTATTTGATAGCAACGATATAAACATACTTTCTACTTATGACCCAAGCGTTATGAGCTTTGAAGGAACAGCTGCTGGATATGATTTTTCAATATCAAATGTAGTTCTTAATATTGTTGATACATCAACAAATACTAGTTCTCCGTTTGGACACGCAATAAATTCATCTACATTTGAATTAGTTGAAGATACATCATCAGCTATTGCTGCATGTAAATATCCAAATACTGGAATGCAAGGAATTATTCTAAAGGCTTTATATCCTACAGAATTTGATGATGAAGAAATATATGATGTTGATGATTGGATTTATTTAAATCATGTTTCAGATTATATTACATCTTATACTCCAATTACAATTGATTCGTCCACATATTATGAAAAATGGATAAAGGGTCTTGATATTGGTATGTCTGGATTAAGTACAGATGAAATAATGAGTGCTGGAGATTATCTTAATTGGGTAACAGTAAATGATTATTGGAAAAAAGTAGGAGATATGTATATATGGAGTTCTGCTGAAGATTCTACGGATTGTACAGTAAAAAACTTAATTGAAGGATTTTATGTATTTAATCCTCACACATTTCCAGTACAAATAGAATATATGGTATTTACATAAAATAATAATAAATATGAGAGCTAAGTTTATAAATAAAGAAAATAGTATATCAGAATATGGTATTGAAAATATTGATTTTTCACCTGCAACAAGATGGTTTCAAGATGAACCAAAAGTTATGTATCGAATCAAAACTAAAAAGGCAGTTGATTTTAAAAGTGATGATGATACTGAATTAGCGCATTTTAAACAAACTTGTTTTAAACATGATATCAAATTTACTGAAACTAAAGTTAAAATGAATGAAGCATTGAAATTTGTTGAGAAAATACATCCATGTGCAAAATGTATTAAAGATATTTTAAAATATCAAGGAAAACCTGAAGATCAACGAAAATCTAAAATAATGTATTCTGAAGAAAATCTTGAAAATCTTGAAGATGAAAAGATTAAAAATATATGGAGGGAGCTTCACCATCCACAAGGAAGAGCATGGTAATATGAAAGCTAAATTTGTAAATGAAAGTTTAAGTATTTTAAAACCTAAATCTAATGATGAAATATTAGATAATCTTAAAAATTTAAATTCTGATGATTTATTATTTAAATCCTCTGAAATTGGTTTTATAAAGGGTGTTGAATTAGCTTTAGAAAGAGGGGCTGATATGCATGCTAATGATGATCATGCTTTAAGATATGCTTCGGGAAATGGTCATGTTGAAGTTGTAAAAGTTTTGCTTGACGCTGGGGCTAATGTGCATGCTAATGATGATTATGCATTAAGGTGGGCTTCTGAAATTGGTCATGATAAAGTTGTTAAATTATTGCTTAATGCTGGGGCTGATATGCATGCTAATGATGATCATGCTTTAAGATATGCTTCGGGAAATGGTCATGTTGAAGTTGTAAAAGTTTTGCTTGACGCTGGGGCTAATGTGCATGCTAATGATGATGTTGCTTTAAGATGGGCTTCTGAAAATGGTCATGATAAAGTTGTTAAATTATTGCTTAATGCTGGGGCTGATGTGCATACTAATGATGATCATGCTTTAAGGATGGCTTCTGAAATTGGTCATGATAAAGTTGTTAAATTATTGCTTAATAATAGGGCAAATGTTCATGCCGGAAATAATGAAGCTTTAAAATATGCTTCTAATAATGGTCATGTTGAAGTTGTAAAAGTTTTGCTTGACGCTGGGGCTAATGTGCATGCTAATGATGATGTTGCTTTAAGATGGGCTTCTGAAAATGGTCATGTTGAAGTTGTAGAATTATTAAAAAAATATATATAAAATAAAAAATATGAAGGCTAAATCAATAAAAGAAGATATAAATTTTAATTATCCAATATCTCAAAAAGATCGTTTAAATCGTAATCAAAAAATGAAAAATTATGCGTATGGAATTCAATCTGAATTCAAACGACTTGGATTTGATATTGATTCTACAAATATTAAAGACGGGTTTTTAATAATTTATTTTGGTGAAAAAGAAAGAATTACGGATGATAATCCAGATATAAAACGTATATTATCTGATTTAAATATTAATAAGTGGACTACTTTTAAAAACAAAAATGAAAATTATAAACTTATTTGTAATTTAAGAGATGTTGAAATAGCATTAACTGAGAATATTGGTGGTGGTGGAGGAGCTGGATATGCTGTTTGGGGTGGAGGAGCTGGACGTAGTTTTGGAAATCCTTCTGGTGGTGCAAAATTTGGTGGTAGAGGATTTGGTTTTGGCAGTTCTGGAAATCTTACAGGCGGTCCAAATCTTATGTATACTTATGATGTAAAACCATTAACTCAAGATTTACAACAAAAACCAACTCCACAAGATGGCGAAGAAGTTATTCATACAGGAAGTGTTATTAAGGGAAATATTCTAAATAATGGTAAAGAAATAGAAGGTCAAATAACACATATTGAACAAGACGGAGATAATAACATTTTATGGTATACTGTTATAGATGATGAACAACGAATTCAAAAAGTTGATCCAACTTCTATTTATTTAATAAATCCAGAAGAATCTGAATTTATAGATATGATAGATCCATTTGATGAAATTGAAGACCAAAGAGAAATGAAAACTGTTGATGAAAGTTTAAATGAAAGTCCTGACAATATTCCAGGTACAACATATGGATATGAATCCTTAGATTCATATCCATTTGGTTCTTCACAACAAGGTAATGTATTTATTGGACCAGAAGGTCAATCTCATGCTAAAATTGATAAAATAGAAGATTTCCCTTATCATCAAGGTAGAATATGGGTTAAGCACCAATTTATTTCATTTTGGGAAGCACCTAGTAAAAAGGAATTAATTAATATTTTAAATCAATTAGAATTAAAATTTGATGATGTATATACATTTTCTATTGAAATCAAAGATGATGACGAAGAATGGAATATTTATACATTAGATTTTTATCCTGATAATATTAAAAATAATATTAGTATAAATAGAAGTGATCATGTTAAATCACCACTAAATAAAAAAATTAAAAAACTTCCTAAGGGTTTGGGTTCTAATAAATTATTACCTATTCAACAACGATTTAAAATGCACCAATACGAAAATTTTTATCCTAATATATAATTTTCTCAATATTTTTTATTATTTTAGCTTTTATAATTAATTTTTATAAAAATGGCTAATCTTTTAAAACCTAAAAAAATTGCAAATATTTTAGAATTACTTATTACTATGTATGGTACAGATTATGAATCTATATTACAAAAATCTATATCAATTAATTCCAGAGCTGGTGTACATTACGCATTTAAATTAATGAAAAAAGAAAATAATAAGTATATTTACGATGCTGATATGGTTTTTGATGCCGTGCAATGTAATAATATTTATATGGTTAAATATTTAATAAACAAAACAAATGAATTAGATAATGTAGATTATGATGAATTTCTTGAATATGCAGTAGAATATCATAATTTACATATTGTAAAATATTTTTTGGGAAAGGGTGCTAATATAAATTGTAATTTCGGGTTTCCTTTAGAATTAGCTATTGACGAAGAAAATTTTAAAATGGCTAAATATTTATTAGAACATGGAGCTACAATTAATAATGATACACATTTATTAGATTTTATAGCAGCAGAGTTAAAATGGCCTGAAATATTAATTAAACATATCAAAAAAATAAATATGGATTATATATCTTATGGAATCCAAAACAATAATTTAATTTTAATTAAAAAATTAGTACGACATGGTGTTACTATATCATTTGACGATGTAATAGAAGCATTAGAATTAGAAAATATTAAAATAGTAAAATATTTAGTAAAACAAATAGATTAAATCCAAGGTATATTAAAGTTATGAATTTTTTGACTTAATTTTTTAACTTTAACATTATGATCAGGAACATTAAATAACATAATAGCATTTTGCCCTTCTTTCCATGTTTCCCAACGCTCAACAGCTTTATTAATTAAATCTTTTTCAAAATGATTTTTAGCACTCCAATTAACTAATTTCTTTCTTATATCTTTTCTTATCCAAGCAGCATGACCCATTCTTAAGGTTTCATCTGGAAAAACATATGTTCCTAAATTGGATGGGTTATTAATCCTTCTAGTAGGATCTGTAGGTCCTGGAGCTGGACCATTATATGTATAGTTAAAGAATGTCGAATGAATAAAAGGAACAAATGGTCTAAATGGATAAACTAAATAATGTTCAAAATCTCTATAATAATTTACATAAGAACAATATGTAATACTCCACCCATTTTTACTTATTAAATCTTTAGCATTTCGAAATTGAGATGCATCATAAAATTCATCAGCATCAGTCGACATTACATGAGAGATTCCTTTTTTTCGCATTAATTCTATTCCCATATTTCTTTTATCACATTCTTGTTCTCTAGAATATTTGGAAAAATTAGGTTTAAATTCAATTAATTCATCTATTAATCCAATTTCTTTAAGACGATACAATTCATCCATATCTTCTTTTGCTATTGGATTTTTCCAATAAGATTTTTGTTGCCAAATAGCATTAACTACATCTACTTGATCTCTTATTTCTAATAACAATGGTTCTAATAATTCTGATGCATCAAATGCATTAATATTCATAGCAAGTGATTTAATAGCCATATTTTTATTTTTTTATTTTTTTATATTCAGTAAATTTATATGAAAATGGTTTTGTTATAATCCAATCAGAGTCATCAATAATTTCAAAATTATTAAATAACTTATCAATCGGGAAACTTTTATTTGCATTTGGATATAGTTTATTTATCCATGTTATTTCAACATAATCTACCAAATCAATCATAGAATTATATATTTGCTCACCGCCAATAACATAAACATCTTGATTATCTGTTTTTATTATTTCTGCTTTTTTAATTGCGTCATCAATATTTTTAACAAGATAAATAGATGCAAAAGTAGGGGCATTTATTCTTTTATTAGAAATAATTATGTATGTTCTATTTTTTAATGCATCAAATGATAATGTATCATAAGTATTTTTACCTACTATACAAATATTTCTGTGAGTTTTTACTTGATATTGTTTTAAATCTTCGGGTAAATGCCAAAGTAATTGATTATCATTACCAATTGCTCCGTCAATACTTACTGATGATATCATTTTTAATTTCATATATTTTTAAATTGCAACTGTAATATTTTTCCAGTTTGTGTGAGGATTGTAGTTAATTAATTCAAAATCTTTTGGTGTAAAATTCCAAAAACCTTTGTCAGGATTTAATATTAATTTAGGGATATTCCCTTTTGAATTTCTAAGTATTTGTTCTTTCACATATACAATATGATCTTCATATAAATGAGCATCACCAGCATTAATGATTAAATCACCTGGAATCATATTAACTTCTTGAGCCATCATCATTAATAAAATAGCATATGATGCAATATTAAAGGGTCCGCCTAAGAATACATCCCATGATCTAATATTCATAATCATATCTAGTTTTCTTTTTTCTTCTCCTATATCTGATGTATAAAATTGAAAAGACCAATGACAAGGAGGCAAAGCCATTTTAGTAATTTGATCGACATGCCATGCAGATACAATCATTCTTCTGTCATCTGGATTTGTTTTAAGCATGTCAATAATATTTTGGAGTTGATTAATATGATTTTCTTCATATTCGCCAATCGGCCATTCTACCTTTTCACTATATGTCCAATTAACCCATTGATGTCCATATATAGGTCCCATTTCTCCAGTTTTATCATCTCCCCATTCATCCCATATAGTTGTACTATATTTCTCTTTTAGTTCAAATTTATTAGTTGAACCTGAAAGAAACCATAATAATTCACCTATGATTGATTTAAGATGTACTTTTTTTGTAGTCAACAAAGGAAACCATTCACCTACGTTATTAAATTTAACCTGAGGACCGAAAACAGAAAGAGTTTTAGTCCCTGTGCGATTTTCTTTCCATCTACCTTCCTTTAAAATTTGTTGTAATAATCTATCATATGCAGAATCTGTAGGATTTTGTGTATACACTCTATGTTGATGCTCTCTAAAAACCTCACCATTCCATTTATTTTTAATCATAAACGTTTATTTTTTATTATTATATAAAGTTTTGTACTAATTGTTTTAAAAAGGAAAGGAAAAAAGACCTAAATTTTTAGGTCTTTTTTAAATGTATATGTATATTTTAATTATGATGGATTCCAATAATAAACTCCTCCACTTTTTGTAGTATCAAATTCAAATACAAATTGGCCATTTTTAATAGCAGCAACAACATTTGCTCCTACTTGTTGACCAATCATTTGTGAAATTTCATTCCAATTTTCCCTTTCTGATTTAGATGCTGATGCAGTAGTTGATTGAGTATTAACGATATTTGAAGATGAATTACTAGATGAAGTATATTCTGGTCTAATATTAGCAGCAGAAGTTTTTTTCATTATTGCAGTTAATTTATCAGCATTCAATTTATCTACATTTACAGCTAATACTCCAATTCCTTCGCCTAATTCATTTATTGATTCAGATACTCGTTTTAATCCATCTAATGATCTTGATAATTTACTTAATTTTCCAAGTTTATCAGTTAACATTGTAGAAAAAGATGTAATTGTCGAAACAATATTCCCAGCAATTTGTTCTCCTGAAATAGTTCCTGTTTGATTTCCATCAGCATCTAAAATTGGTAATTCATTATTAACTCCAAATTTAGAAAATGTTTTAAGTACTTCAGCAAATTGAATAACAGCACCTAAAATACCGTGTTTACCAACAAGAGCTTTACTCATTCTTTTCATTCTTCTTCGTTGTCTTCCTGAAATGCCAGGTTCACCATCGCCAAATTCTTCTTCTGATCTACTAAATAATTTATTTGTAAAATAAAGAAATGAATTTACCATATTAGTTGATACTGTGTCAGCCGATACATATTTAGTTACTTCATTTCCCTCTTCATCGTATGATATATATCCTATTTCATTTTTTTCTCCAAACTCAGCGTAAATTTTAAGTGCACTTGCAAATTGAATAACAGCAGATAAAATACCACGTTTCCCAGTAAGAGCTCTACCCATTTTTTTGATTTTAAGGGCTTGTCCACTTTCTAATTCTGATGTGCTTGAAATTAAACCTTCTAAGAAACTACTTATTGTTGTGCTAATATTTGCACCAACATTAGCAACATTTATTTTTTCGCCAAAAATAGGTTCGCCTTTAGAATCCGTACCTTCTATAACTCTCATATTATCTATTTTTGCAAATGCTGATATAGCTTTAGCAAACATTGATAATGCAACAGACATAGACATAAGAACCCCAACTGCAGCAAATATTTTAACACTATTTTTAATAAATTGATAAGCTCTTTGTATAGCATTTCCCTTTCCTGATAAAGAAGAAATACCACCTAAAAATCCTTCAATAGTAGAAGAAATCATAGATTTTATAGTATCTTTAACATCCATATCTTGAGTTTCTTTAGCTGCTTTTGCCATTTTAGAAACACTTAAAGATAAAACTAATAATGCAGCAGACATTGCAATTGAAACCCCAACACCAAGCAAAATTGGAATAGCAGCTAATCCTAATAGTACAAACATTCCAACTGAAGCAAGTACAATTAACCCCATAGTTCCTAATCCACGTAATACCATTTTTTTATTACTGTCTTTTTCTTCTCCATCAGGTTGTGATCCTAATGATAATTTGCCACCCATTAAATATTTAGCAGCAGTTGCCATTGCTACTAAAGCAGCAGACAAAACAACCATTCCTAACGACATCATAAAAACAACAGTAGTTCCCTTTTTAATTAAAGGAGCAGCTAATCCCATTAATGCAAACATACCTACTGCTGCTGCTACAATTCCCATCATAGTTAATAATGAACCAGCAATACTGCCTCCTGATTCTTCTCCTAATATCATAGGTAAAAATTTTAGTGTTAATGCAAATGCAATTATTCCTCCTGCTAATGTTATCATGCCAATTCCAATATCTTTTATTGCATCGCTTCCTCTATCTACAATTTTTCTAGCTAATGCTAATACACCAAACATTATAACTAATGATAATATAGTAAATCCTATAAATATTAATGCATCTTTTGGCGTACGTAATTTTAATATTTTACTTGTTAAATACAATGTTCCAGCAAATGCTAAAATACCTGCTGATAAATAAAGTAAGAATGAAGAAATCATTCTTAATGGTTTAGCTATTTTTTTCAATGCTCTCCCAATTTTACCAAATAATGTAGCGGCTCTGCTAACTCTTTTAGCTTTTCTACCATCACCCATTTCATGCATAAATAAATAAAGTTTTCTTAATGTTCCAATTGCTTTATTAACTCTTTTTGTTTTAGTTCTTCCAAGTTCATTAAGTCCTGTTACAAAATTAGGTAATGCGTTAGAAATAGTAACCATTCCTTCTGCAAAATAATCGAAATTTTTACCTTTATCTCCTTCAACTATCTCAGATATATTTTTCATAAAGGATATAAAAGATGTTTTAGTTTTATCTTTTATTAATCCAAATGTTAATAAACTACCAGATAATCCACCAAAAATTTTATTGCTAGCTTTTGGTTTATCTTTTGATTTCTCATTACCCCCCATTTTAGCTTCGATTTTCGAAATGGTTGATAATATTCCATGTAAGAGTTCGTTTGCTGTTTTTGCCATGTAAACAGAATTTTATTTTATATATCTAACAAAATAAAAAGGCACTATAAAAATAGTGCCTTTAAAAAATTATTAAATTTTAGGAAGATTTACTTTAGGAAGACTTACTTTTGGAATTTTAAACCCACCAAAATCAGTATTACCCATTGGAGTATCCGATCCTTGTTTTTGATAGTCTTTTTGATATTCTTTTTGCTTTCCTTTATATTGTTTTTGTTCTTCATCTAAAGACTCTTCATAATTTTTCAACATATATTCTATTCTATAAAATTCCATCTTATCTAAATCTAATGGACTTAAATGTAATTTATACGCTAAAATAAATTCAATTTTAAACCAATTCGTTAAACGGCATTGAAATAAGGAAAATAGATTTAATCCCGCCTTGAAAAGATAACGGAACAGTCCGTTCAGCTCCTTCCTCATCTTTATATTTAACTACTGGTTCTACAGCATCAGCAAATATATTTCTAATTTCATTTAACATCGAAATTTCAACTGGCGACCAATTATGTGAATCAATAACAATTTTTGAATATGTGTCATCATTTAATCCTCTCCAATCCATCATTACAAATGGGGCAAAAGAAATAAAATCTTCATCAATAATTTCATTTAATTGTCTTTTACGTATAATATAATTTTTTAACCAATTTGTTATTCCAACTGATGGAATTGTAATAGGTAAAGTTTTACCTGATTTAAATTTTAATATAAATATTCTTTTCTCTTGATCATAATATTTCATTAATCTTGGATCAAATGTAATATAATCAACCATATCTTTAGTTACATCAACTTTACTAGTTTCAGAAGTTTTAACTTGAAGTTTATTTTCTCCATCAACAAATGTAAATTCTCTTATAGCTAATAAGATATAAAATCTATCAATTTCTTTTATATCTTTCCAAGATGACATTTTTTTATTTGGATATTTAATCTTTGCACATCTTTCAATAATATAATTTAACATATCATCTAAAGCTGAAAGATCATCTTCATTTAAAGTAGACCAGTGTCTAATTTCTCCAGCAGAAGCAGATCTAATAACGATCTCAGTTCCATCTGGATAAAACAAACCCTGAGTAGGTAAATCTTTTATTGATAATTGTTGCCAACCAATCTGATTAGCCATTTGAATTTGATCATCTTTTTTATGCCAAGGTTTGTGAATTTCAGAAGTATCTTGGATATCTGATCCTACATTAGAAGTAGATACATTAGAAGTAATTGCTGCCGATTGATTTTTTTCAATTTTATCAGCAAATTCTTTTAATTTTTCTTCATTTAAATCCTTTGCAGAATCAGGACCATCATAATGTTGTGCCATATATTTTATTAATTTTAGTTGTTTTTAATTTATATATTATTATATGTTAAAAATACTGCTTGGTTTTTCTAAATATATAAATAAAAATAGTTTTAATGAAAGCTAAATTAGTTAAAGAAAGTTTAAATAATATTTTAAGTCCTAAATCTGAAAATGAAATATTAAATGACATGGTTAAATTAAATCCTGATAATTTGTTAATTAAATCATCTAAAAATGGTTTTACAAAAGGAGTTAAATTAGCTTTAGAAAAAAGGGCTAATGTGCATGTTAATAATAATGCTGCTTTAAGAGGGGCTTCTGAAAATGGTTATACTGAAATTGTAAAGATTTTGCTTGATGCTAGGGCTGATGTGCATTCTAAGAATGATTATGCTTTAAGATATGCTTCTGAAAATGGTCGTACTGAAGTTGTAAAACTTTTACTTGACGCTGGGGCTAATATTCATGTTATGAATAATTATGCTTTAATATGGGCTTCTAACAATGGTCATACTGAAGTTGTAAAGGTTTTGCTTGATGCTGGGGCTGATGTGCATGCTAATGATGATAATGCTTTAAGATGTGCTTCTGAAAGGGGTTATGCTGAAGTTGTAAAGATATTAAAAAAATATATGTAAATGAATCATTGTTTATACCAAAAACAAGAAAGTCAATTTTAAGTATGGTAAAAAATAAAGAAATAGAAGCTGATACTATATTACATAAATTTTTCTAAATACTCTTCTGAAATTATAGTTCCATTAGCATCTGTTATATGTTTTGTTCCATCTTGTTCAACTGCTATTCCTAACAAATGTTTATATCCTGCTTCAGATTTATCAACAACTAAATAAAAATTATTATAATATTTGTTATTATCATTATAATGAGATCTACTAAAACTTTGTATAAATTTTTTAGCATCATCAGGAGATTTAATACTATAAACATTAAAATTAGTTCCACCTCCTACACGTTCTATACTTTTTATATCATCTATTATTAATTGTACCTTTTTAAAAACTCCCTCATGTGATCTAGGTTTAAAATATGATAATACTTCTTTATTTTTAAAGTCATTTTTAGCTGCACCATTGTTTGACCGATATTGTATTTCTCTTATTTTTCCATCAACACGTACTGTAGCAGCAATCATTGATTTTTGATCAGTTGCTGATTTAGTAAAATCAAATACATAATATTGAATACTCCATAAATTTACATAATCATTCCAAAATGACAAATTATTTTGAATACACCATTTTTCTGCACCAAGATCATTTCCCATCTTATAATCAACTGGTTCCATTATAAGGAGATCTGGTCTTGCAAGCAAAATATTTGCTTTTCCAGAAGAATTTTTTATTTTTTCTAATGTTGATTTAAGATTATAAGGACCACTAAAATTTTTAGACATTTCAAAAATTACATTATATAACCAATCACTATAATTATTAAATTCTGGCGGAAGTTTATATATTTTTGAATATTTATTATATCTTCCTCCTGATGTAGAAAAGAAATCAATAAATTCTGTAGCATATTTAGTATTTGCCTCTAATAATTTTCGTATTTTAGAATCAACATTTTCTCTTGTTTTTGATGGTATAGATTTTAATATTTGATTAAATTTAATATCGTGTTTTGAATGTGATAAAAAATCATATAAATCTTCAAGCTTTTTAAATGTATCTATTTGAGGTATTTTTGTTGGATGATTTTTTATTAATTCATATATTTCTAATATATTTTCAAGGTTTTCATTATCTTGAATAAGCCATTTAGTAAATTTTCCAATATACGAAATTTTATTATCATTTAATAATTTTTGTTTAAGTATTTAAAATTCATTGTGATCTAGTGTTAAATGAGCTTTTTTTAATATAGATCTTGCTTGATCCATATTTTCTGATAAAAAATCATTAAGATTTAATCTAACTATATCCATCTTTATTAATTTTATATTTTTATATATATTTTCTTTAACCCAATTGTTTTTGCCATATATATTTTAAATTTCCAACTCCCCAAATTTTATGAAATTTACGGTCGAGCATTATTTCAGTTTCAGTTTTATTTTTATCAAAACCTTTTTCAACTAATTTATGTTTCATAAAATTACTTCGATGCATTCTTTTATCATTAGCCCACCAATAATTTATAGCTGTTAATCCTAAATTTTTAAATCCTAACACCTCATATAAGTTGCCATTACTTATATCTAAATTAGCATATGATATTATTTGAATAGGACTATATGTTTTAATAAAATTACTAAATAATTTTGATGCTGATCCTCTAATATTATAATTTATTTTATTACAAAATCTTAATAATTCATATTCATCTTCTTTAGATGTTTGACCTAATATTTTTCTTTTTTTTCCGAACGTCATTAAAGAAAATAATTTATCTTCATAATAAAGTCCTAAACGAATAGATGACATGCAACTTCCTTGAATATGATTTTTATCTAAAAATTGTTTAGATGTAGTATAATCTATATTTCTTATATTACATTTACGAGCATCTCCTTTATTTTTAGTTTTTAATAATGAATTTAGAATAATTGATTTAATAATATCTTGTTTAAAATTCCAGTCATCTTCCCATATTGTTATAAGTTTTATACCTTTATCATTACACATTTTCCATTTATTTTGATGAAAGGTTTTTTCTTTAAATAAACTACTATGCCAATAAAGACCATTAAATTCAATAGCTATTTTTAAATCTGGAATATAAACATCTAATTCTTTACCAAATTTTCTATAATTAGATTTTACAATTCCATTATAATTTTCCTTAACAAAATTTAAAACATCTATTTCTGGTTTACTTGAAAAGAAAAAGTTTTCATGTTTACTACAATATAATTTAAATTTTGGATGTAACTTATATAAATCAACATTATTATTACAATTTTTAACTAAACATTTAGGATTGTTATTATTGTGTTTATATAATAATATTTTTTTAGAAAAAGAAATTTTAGAATTTTCAGAATGTTTATTAATTATTGTAAAAAAATGGGGTAATATTTTCTTAAAAAACTTTTCAGTATAATGATAAGAATTTATAAAATTATGAGTATTTAAAAATTCATTACATAAATCTATATCATCTTGTGATGGTTTATATTTCTCACTTAAATATAAATCTATACATTTAGGGCAATATATTTTATATTTTTCATCTACATTTAAAGATTTTTTTCTACCATAAGATTGTATTTTTTGTAAATTATGTATTTTGCAATTTATTGTGTATTTTGTAGTTGATGGAATTAATTCGTTCGTTTTTAATCTTTCATCATCTTTCCATACACCAAAACATTTCCCATTTTTATCTCTTGCCGTTACTATAAAAGTTTGAGTTTTAACTATATTATTATTATTATTTAAAATTGGATCTTCTTTATATAAATATAAAATTTCTTTAGTTTGTTTATTAACATATTTGTGTTTTTTATTTATCACTTTATTATCCATTTTATTTTTTTAATTATATATTAAAAAACGGATTTGGTTTTCTATAACACACAAAAAAAGGAGTTAAAAATTAAACTCCTTTTTTATAGTTTGTATATAAAAATTAAATAATTGATTCATCCCATGAGTCACATGCAAGAGTAAAGTTTTCAATCTTATATATGTCTTCACTCATAAATCCTAATTCAGGAGCTGGGATTTGGGACATTGGAAATACATTGTATAATTTCCACTGCCAAAAAGGATTTGCTGCTCTATCATACATTGTAATTAACATCCATGGAGCCACATAATCAGCTTTTAAACCAGTTCGTCCAGTTAATGGATCATATACTAAATCACACCATTTTCTTAATGTTTTTAGAACATAAGCACTTGGAGCTCTGTCAAGATTCACTTCAAATGTAATACCAATATCCATAGTAGTTTGATCAGGTTTTGCTCCTGCAAATCTTCTAGTAGCCCACTTATATTGTTGTGCTATAGGAGATGTCGGGAAAGAGTGCGATACTAATCCTGAAATAGTTTGCACATTTTCAAGTATTAAATTAGTATTTTCTGTTGTAGAACCAACTCCAACAGGCGGTGCTAATTGTATTGTAAAAAGATTTAAATATACTGGTTCGTAAAGTTCGGCCGCAGCCCTTGAATTTTTCCAATGAGGTAATCCAAATGAACCTTGACTTTTTGAAAATTCAGCCATAATTTAATTTATATTATTTTTAATTCTTAAGTGTGATTTACTCAAGTTTTTTTTATGCTCTTCAGAAAATTTTCGTCCTTTATGAGCATCACTTATTTTTTTCTTTGTTTCTTCTGTATGTTTTCTACCAATCATATATGATTTATCAACCTTTTTATGTGATTCACTCAAGTTTTTTTTGTGTTCTTCAGAAAATTTTCGTCCTTTATGAATATTACTTATTTTTTTCTTTGTTTCTTCTGTGTGTTTAAATCCTAATACTGAATTTCTAATTTTTTCTTTAGTTTCATCAGATAATTTTTTTCCATAATTAGGATTATTTTCTCCTATTGTTAATTCACTTCGTCTTTCACAAAAATCTTTATTATGTTTTTTTCCTAAATGGGAATTTCTAATTTTTTCTTTAGTTTCATCAGAAACTATCCAACCACTATTTCCACCTCCACCATCTGTTAAGTTATATCCATTAGGCCATTTTGATTGAAATTTCTTTATATAATAAATTTCTCTTTTATTTAACATATATTGATTTTCACAATATTCAACAATTTCCTTAGTAAAATTTATTTTACCATATTTTTTTAATTTGGCTTTTATTAAAATACCAGACCCCATATAAGAATCTGTTTTTTTAGTTGATATATGTTGACCAACATAATACTTATTATGTATATTATCTTTTATTTTATAAATATATTTCATATTTTATTTTATATATTCTTTTTATATGATTTATTTTTTAAACTGCTGTAAAACCACCAGAACTTGTAGTTCCAAGTTTATTTACAGTAATTCTATTAATAATTTTCTCCATTCCTTTATTAATCCATACTCCAATATCGATAATAGCAAAACCTTCATCGATTAATTCAGGAGTATTATTTGTTTCATCCATAACAAGTTCATAGTTATAAAGAGCACCAGCATCTTTTATTGATTCAAGAATAGGAGTAATTGAATTAACAATATTTAATCTTGAAACTGGAGTGTTATAATCAAATACAAAGTTATTAAGAACATCTTCTACTTGAAGTTCAATTGTATTTAATAATTCTCTTACATGTAAGTAATTATAATCATTACTTGTTGTTTGATATGAAGTTCTATTTGAATAAATAAGAACTTGAGCTGTTTGAGGTCTTTCAATAATTGAATTATATCCAAATGGCTCTAAGTAATTTCTATCTGTTTGATCTACATTATATTCAACTCCACCAACTTTAGAATTTGAAATAATACCATTTTGATTTGCAACTATTGCAAAAGGATCTCCACCTAAAAACTTTCTAATAAATGTATTAGAAACATCTGCTGCTGGAGGAACTAAAAATGATTTGTTATTTTCAAAATATCTTAAGTGTGGTCCAAATACACCAGAATAATAAGCTCCATTATCTTCTGTAGGTAATGAGAATCTAAATGTTCTAGGCATATCAGGGTTACCTCCTTGAGGGATCCATTTAGTATCAAAGATTGGTTTTGGATCAGTCCCTGGAATAAATGTATCACTAAAATAAGGATCTTGCGAATTTAAGAATTGTAACATTGATGGTGCACTAATAATAGCAGTTGTTTTACCACGTGCTTTAGCTAATCTTGATAAATAAACTTTACCACCAAGTTCTGGTTTAAGACCATAAGCCATAGTATCAACTACATATCTGTAATTAATCATATTTGGATTAGTTAATCCTCTTAAAATACCTTGATCTTCTAACATACTATAAATTTTTTCTAAACCATCTTCTAAACTTGGTGATCCAGTAGTAGTATATCCTGGTAAATGATTATTAGTAAGTGTTAAACCATCTAAATTTATAAATTTATAATGAGTAGCTATTGATGCATCATCAATAGGTTTTTGTGCAATAACATTTGTCGCAGAACCATATCCATAAATAGGTTCAGCTGTTCCATATTGATATACAGAACCATCATAAACTTTAGATGTAATATAAGTTACACCTGGAGGAACTGTAGTACTTGATGCTTTTTTAACTAATGTTCCAACTGTTAAATAATTTGCTCCAACTGAACTATCAGCATAAAACAATTTACCTGTATCACCAACTTCTGTAATAGTAACGCTATTATGAAAAATTGATGCATCTAATGTACTAATATCATAACTTAAGAATGCTTTTTGTATATATGTAGATGTTGAACCATCATAATTATTAATTAAATTATGTCCAACTAAATCAATATTATAAGTAGCAGTTTCTTGAGATGAACCATCTCCTAATTCCCAGCTTCCATTACTTGAATCCCAAATAAGTTGATCAAGGGCTTCATGATTTACATTTAATAATACACCAGTTAATGGTGAAGATGCATTAACAATATCTTCAATAAATTGGTTAGCACCAGTTTGATCCCTAAATTCAGGTATAATAGTTCCTGTCCAAGATCCAACTAAATTAACTTGTGGAAGATTTATAAAATCAATAAATTTTGTAGGTAAAATACCATTTGAATTAAAATAATCAGTATAGAATGGATCTGTTGAAAGAGCTGAATAATCAGTCCAATTACCTTCCACTGCAATTACTTGTACAAAATAATCTTTTAATAAATCATAAGGGCGTATCCATGGAAATGGAATGTTTGATTCAGACCCATACCAATCTTTAGCATAAATACTAAATCCTTGTAAATTATTCGCTTTACGAACAATAAACGAAATATTTTTAGTTCCTATATTTGCTAATTGGAATAACGGAGCTTCATCATTATTAGAAGCTACATATTTATTCGTAACTACACCTTGTAAATAATCTGAATCTGATTTCCAAAATCTCTCTCTATTAAAGAAATTAATATAAAGATCTTCTTTCATATTAGCAAAATTATCTTCTTGAACTGAAACACTTGAGTCAAGAGATAGTGCAGTAAATCCAACTTGATCTGTATTTATAGAATTATCTGGACTTTCATTAACATTTAATAAATTTATTGCAAACACTGGGGATTGTAATAAACATGTATCTATCGATCTTTGGAAGAACGAACCTTTTCTTTCTAATTTAAGATCTATATCACCATAAAATTTTTGACGATCACGAGTTGATCTAATAAATACCGGTGTATTAAAAGGACCAATCTTAGAAAAACCTGGCACAAGTCGTAAAGATTGTGTTGTAATGGTAATTCTGTCTGATTGATTTACTTCTATTGTATAAACTCCTGCAGATTGAAATTGAGAAAGGTCTAGTGCAAGCTTAGCCATATTAATGTTGTTTATTTTTTATTATTTATTCATAGTTTAATAAAAATAATTTCTATTTTGTTGATAAAAAGTATTTTTATTATATATCATAATTTTATAAGGTTAATTTTATGATTTTATTTAAATGATTCACTTGGTTTATATTTGTACTTGTTTTCATTACTCATGTCAAATATTTGTTTAATTTGTTCATCTTCATATAATGTTTTAAACATCTCGTCACTAAATTCAACATCATCATCATAAGGTTCTTTTACTATATCCATTGCATATTTTTTTTCTGGTGAATTAGGTAAATCGTCTAAAAAATCATATAACCAATCAGTATAATCTGGTTCTTGAAATATTCTCGATATATTTAAAATTGCCATTACAGTATCATCATGACGAGCAATACCTTTTAATTTTCCATTTTTTCCTCTACCATATGCATTAAATTCACAAAATGTTTCTTCTTCTGTTGGTATAATTGTCTTATTATCAATTAGTTTCTTTGCTAATTTTGCAAAATATTCTTTATCAGATCTAACTTTAAATCCTAATTTTTTGCGAGGAGGTTTTTCACCTGGAACTGGTGCTGTATGATAAGATTTCATTACAATTCCATCAAAAAATTCTTCATGATTTGTAAATTCTTTTAAATATGCTTTACCATTAAAATTCATTTCAACAACAAGTTTACAAAGTTCAGGATTTAATTGATCAAATACTATAGATTTAGTAACTTTAGCTAAAATATCTTCATCTTTTACATTATCTCTATATAATCCAATTTGTTCTATTCTAAATAAATTTTCGATTTGCCATTCATCAGATCTTAATTTCTTTAATTTAGCTAAACTTTTTAATTTTACTTGATGAACGGATGCAATACTATAATCATTATCCTTTTTTTCTTCTGGATCTTTACCTTCTGCTATATCAATAGATATAATAAATCTATCAGTTTTTGGATTTATATCTTTATTAGGATCAAAATCATTACGCCATTTTAAATTTTCGTATAATTCTGAATCTAAATTAGTTTTTTCTAATTCTTGAAAATCATATGAATACATTTGAGATAAACGTTTCATCCATTTTAATTGGCTTCCAGTTAATAAATTATTGGTTTTTATATCAAATTTTAATTCAAACTCTTGGGCAAATTCATCATCACCAAAATCTCGCTTCATATCTTTAGCCCATTCATCATCATGCTCATCTACTTCCCAATAATCAACTCTTTTATTATAAAATGAATTTTGTTTTTTTATTGATTTATCCCATATATCAAAAAATAAATTATCTTGACCATATGGTGTAGAAGAAATAATACATTGTGAAATTTTAGATGAAGATAATGTAGGATAAACAGCTCTCCAAAATTCTCTAGCTATACTTTGTTGAATATGTGCAAACTCATCTATATATAATACATGAATAGCAAAACCAAGTACAGCTGTTTTAGTAGTAGCTTGAGATGTTAACATACATCCATTATCTAACCTCATTCCAGTTTTACCTTGACTCATAATACCAGGTTTTAAAAAGAATGGTAATCCTTGGAAAACTTTTATAACTTTATCGACAATTTCGAAGGCTGTAACTTGTTTATTCGCTAATATTGCAAGGTTACGATCTGTGTGGAAACAAAGATACCAAGCAAAATAAGCTGCAATAGTCGTCGTTTTACCCGTTTGCCGGCTTGCCATTAAAATAAAATTACGAACTTTAGGTCCAAATTCTTCTAATAATTCTAAATAAACTTCTTCTCCTAAAACAGTTAAAATATCCCGTTGGAAATCTCTTAAATCAACTGTTGTTCTACCTTTATCAGTCAAAAATTTGCAATATACCCTAACAAAATGTTCGATATCATCAGAACATCTTATAAATTCCTCTTCTTCTTCTTTAGTTAATTGGAATAATATATTAGGGGCCTTTAAAGTTGGGTTCCTTTCAAAAAAACACCCTAGATTATTATCAATACCTTGTCTTAATTTTAATATTGTTTCATTAACTGTTTCTGTTGTCCATATTATATTTGAACCCATATATTTTTATTCTATTATTTCGGCATCTTCTACTATAGTTTTAGACAATTCTTTTTCTTTTTCAATTTTTATTGTTTTTGTGTGTTTTATTAATTCTTTTGTTCCTAATGCTAAAACTCCTTTTGAATTTTTTGTAAAATTTCCATCAGTAAGTTGCGCTAATTCTTGATTTTGTTCTCTAATATCTTCTTTAAGATCTCTATATGTAATTTTAATAGCTTCCACTGTTTGTAATAATTGTTTATTTAATTCACCTATAGTTTTTGATAATCCTCCAAATACTTCAAACATTCTAGCTGACATTGCCCCTGATCTTACTTCTTCAACAAGAGCTTTTTGCATAGTTTCATTTAATGAAAGTTGATATAGCATGCCAGTTAACGATAATGTATCAATTGACATTTTATTTTTTAAATATGAATTTTCTTTAATAAGCTGATCAGATAACATAAAACCTGTTGCATTTTGTATCATTTTCTTTGCCTTTTTATGACATTTTCTTTGTAATTCTTCAAAATCTACATCAAATGAAGGTTCCATTGCTAATTCAGGATTGTCAAGAGCCTCTTTACCAATAGTTTCAGGACTTTGATTAATCATCTTTTCTAATTCTACTCGATCTGATTTTATAGTCATAATATTTTTATTTGTTTATAAGTAAATGTGTTAGTATATTATTTATCTCGATTTTAGGATAAACAATATACATTATTTGATCGTTTGGTCCAGAATCTGTATATTTACATATCATTTTATGTGTTTTTGATGTATAAAAAATACTTTTCCTATTTGAATAATAATTATTATTATGAAATGAGTTAGTATCTTGGGGATTTGAATCTTGATAATACCATTTATCCGTATTAGATATAAATGCTTTTTTTAATATATTTGATATAGCTGTATTAAATTTTAAAATTTCCATATTTTCTGGTTTAACATTAATATGTGCACATAATGTTTTTAGCATTGTTGCTTCTTTATTGTATATTAATTCAAAATATGATGATAATCTATATGATGGTATTTTTATATCCTTTATATATTCTAAAACATCACTATTTGATTTAGGTTTTAATATATCGTGTATTTTTTTAGCTTTCATATTTTTTATTTTTGTTTAGAAATATAAGGTGCAGAGAATTTTGCATCAGCATTATCCAAAATTAATGCTTGATCAGCATCCTTTGAAAAATATGATAATAATTCTTTTGTTTGTTTTTCTTCTTCTATAGTAGTTTTAAATAATCTAATATTTGTAATATATGCAGGAGAACGATTTAAAGAATATTGATCAATTTGAACGTGTTCTGGAGTAAATCGTAAAGTTTCATAAAAATTAATTTTTAATTTTGAATCACTATCAGTTGGATGTTCTTCCCATACATATGTATTATATTGATTCCAAGTATTTCCTAAGTTTACAACAACTCCATACCATTGATTATCGTTCATTCTGTCATCCATTATTGCAATATGTTCTTGGGCCCCGTATATAACTTTTATATATTGATTTGCAAAAATATCAACAGATATTCCAGTATTTGTGTCATTAGTACCTTTAATCATTGAGATTGGAGGTTTTACTTGCATTTTATAACCTTTTGCATCATACCAATTTGATTTTATAGAAGCTAAATGGTTTACTACTGTTTCATCTATTTGACATGGATAATATGAATAACCAGCTGAAACATCAGTTACAATATTAGCATAAAAATTAAGAGCACCAGGTCTTGAAATAACAAGAGTATCATTTACATTTAAATATTCATTTCCATTTACTTTTACTTTTATTTTATAATTAGAAGTATATAAAGGATCATCATAAGGTGTTATAGATAATATTTCATGTTGTTTTTCAACTGATTGTGGCATTACCCATTCAATAAGTGATCTGTCATAAGTTATTTTAATAACATCTCCTGTTGGATTAATATATTGAACGCCCATAGAATTATCAGTAGTTGCCATATTATAAAAATTTTGAGCTACTATAGTTCCATAAAATTCTATATTATTAGATAAAATTGATAAACTGCTATCTAATATTTTATACTTATCTTCAGATGTTGAATTAAAAGGCGACATTTGTTTATCATCAGTTAGTTTTTCATATTCTGCATTCTGGGCATCTCCAAAAAGTTCTTGTTCACTGGTAGTGTACATATCAATCGTTTCTTGAAGTGCTTCTCCCTCTTTCCTGGATGCCTCAGACATAAATTTTCTAAGGTTTATTACCCATGTAGTTTCTTGTTCCATAAATCCTCTTTTTAAAAATGAAGATTCTACTTGATATAGCTTATTTGGCATTGGTAAATAAACAACATCCTTTTTTTGAGGAGCTGATCCATAACCAGCAATTTCTTCCCAATATTTTTTATCAATATTAATTTCTAAAGGAATTTCATATTCTAAACCCATCAAATCAAATTGATATTTTGAATCAGGAAAATTTCCATCAGGTATAATAACCTTTAAACATAATGGTTCTTCTTCAACACATGATAATGTATATTCCTGAAATATAACATCTTTAGATCTTTGTTGAGGAATTGCACGAAACCATCTAGCATCTATTCCAAACATTTTATTAGCTACATTATTAAATGTATTATAAGTTTGTAATGCAGATAATGCATAATTTGGATTAAATATATTATCAGAATCTTCTGGAATATTAACCTGTAATGCACCGGCATTTTCTACCTGATTTTTAAGATTTCCTCCAGTTATATTTTGATTTTTTTGATCTGTACACTTAGCCATTTAAATATCTTTATTTTATTTATTCATAAATAAAAAAAGGAGTTATAAAATTAACTCCTTACCAATAATGTTTAGGACATTTTTCTTTAAAAACCTTTGTTTTTGCTTGAACAAAACATCCACAAATTTTGCAAATTTTAAATTTATTTTCTAAAAACACACATTTAGAACAAATCTTATATCTATTATTATATAATTCTTTATTAGTTTTTAAAATATTAAAAATATTTAAAATTAAATTAAAAAAACCAATGCATATATTTTTCATTTATTTATTAATTTTGTAAGTTATTACTATAAGATACTTTGTAATTATTTACATTAGTTGCTATGTCAAATAATATGGTTCCTAATGGTGAATCAATTGAAGTTGCATTTATTGAAATGTCAATAACTCCATCAGTATTTGTGTCATATTTTTGAGCATAGAAAGATGCTGCATATCCTGTCAAATCTAATGCTGTTCCGGAAGCATCTACCACTTGACAATATAATGTTTTACTATTACCTTGAAATATTTCAAGTCTATTTACATAAGTACTCATAATTATATTTTTATTTTAAATTTTATTACCTTGAACTCTTCCCAAGTTGCTTCATCTTGGAAGCTGCATTTATAAATATTTAGTTTCATATCTTATGGGTTATTTCTGTCTACTGTTATACCTTGTAATTCTAAACTTGCAATCGCTGCCAATACCGTTACACCTCCTGTATGAGCTGCATTATTTCCAGCTATATTAAGCGGTGAGTAAAAACCCATTTTTAGAAACAATAGCTTCAATATCTGGTTCGTTAATATCAAACCAAAATTCATCGTAAGTAAACATTATACTATCAACTTCCATTTCTGTTCCAATTACTTTTTTGATGTTGAATCGCATAAGTATTCCGCCTTGGGTGTATTCAACTAATATTGGCGATTTATTACTTTCTGATTTTCTTAATTTGTAGCTCATAATTTTTATGTTAAAGAGTAATATTTGTTTATTTTTCTTATAGTTGCTAAAAATGGTATCTCATCTTTATATTTCGTAATTTGGTCTATTAACACATTACTACCCGAAAACCAAAATACATCA